CGGTTCGATCAGCACACAGGGCCGGAGGCGTTGAAGTACGAGGCCAGCATCTATCGACTCTTTTTCTCTGGTGTTGAGAAAAGCGAGCTGGGTGAACTGCTACGCTGGCAGTTGGAATCCAAGTGCGCAGGTTATACACCCGAAGGATATGTCAAGTTCGTCATGAACATCCGCGCAAGCGGCGACATGAATACGGGCCTCGGGACCTGTTTGATTGCATGCAGTATTCTGTATTCGTATTTGGTTGTACGATTGGGACACTGGCGTTTGATCAACAACGGTGATGATTGTGTCATCCTCGTTGAGCGTAAGGAACTCGGCAAACTAGACGGCCTTTTCCGGTATTGCAAACGTGCCGGTTACTGGATGGAGATTGAGGATCCAGTGGACGTCTTTGAGAAGATAGAGTTTTGCCAGTGTCAACCCGTTATGACTGGTGCTGGGTGGAGAATGATCCGTCAATTCCCTGATTCGTTGGGGAAGGATCTGGTGACTTTGTTACCACTCACCACCCTTAGCCACTGGAAGAAATGGGCCAATGATATTGGCGAATGTGGTGTGGCACTCAATGCAGGGGTGCCCATCATGCAAAGTTTTTATGGGCGTATCCGGCGGTTGGGTGGAGGTACTTTCGGAGACCACCCCCATTTGATGGGTTCAGGGATGTTTTACCAAGCCCGGGGCATGTCTCGAGAAGAGGCCCCGATTACTGAAGCGGCACGTTTCTCGTTCTGGTTGGCTTTTGGGGTCTCCCCCCATGAGCAAATCGCGATCGAGGCTGACTTGCTGCGACAGCCGATCTCCTTGGAACCTGGCCGCATGGGAAAATACAACATTAACACATTACAAGAACGCACACACACATATTACCTAGCAATATTGAATATTATCCAAGCTGATTAATTTAAAATTGAACATTATTATTATACAATGGCGAAAGGCAAAAACAAACAAAATCGACGACCACGACGATCTCGAAACAATGGAGAGTACACCACCCTCCAAGCGGACCTTGCGGCGACTTGCTCTATGGTTAACCCGTTCTGTGCGGAGGCCAAGGGAGCACGACTCCCCGACGACGACTCTTCTAACTCAGTGGGGTTCCAGATTCGGGAGGTTATCACCGCCGCTACTAACGCGCAGGGGATGGCGAACAAGGTCATCAAGCCCAACCCAACCTTCTCCTTCGGGTCCTACCCCGGTGGAGTGGGAGACACAGGGTTTGATTTCAGCAACGGCGGCGCCTTCAGCGGTTACACGGCTGTCGCCGATGCGACTTCACTCCAGAGCAACTTCAGTGCCTACCGTTTGGTCAGTTGGGGTGTCAAAATCATGAGTACCGGACCCGCTTTGACGAAGTCAGGAGTAATCCGAGTGATTACGTCAAGCGAGAAGAACTTTGAAGATGGTGTCACCAAGAACTACAACGGATCATTGTTCGAGAGTGTCGTCGATTTTCCTGCCGATACGGAACCAATATATTGGATTGCAAAACCGATTGGTGTGGCGGCCCGGGAGTACGTTGGTGCCCCAGGGTCAACCGCGAGCTGTTCGTTCAACTCAGTCATCATTCTGATGAACGGTACGGCGAGTGTTACAAATGCACTTACGTTCGAGATCATCTACAATATCGAAGCCATTGTGGATCTCAAGAACGCACTTTCAATAGTCGCTCGTCCTAGCGAACCGCACAGACCTCTTGCCATTCAGGCAGCACACCACATCCATTCCACACAACCACACACTCACAAGGAGTCATCAGTCATGAGCACGTTGAAGAATGGGGCGATTTCCGTCCTATCCTACCTCGCCAATCGTACAGTCCCTCTTCTGGGTGACATGGCGGTTGGAGCACTACGTCGCTTAGCTGGTGGTTCTACTGCCATGGTCCCGTACTAGTGGATGCCACTTCCCCATTTCTTTCTTTCTTTCTATTAACACATATATTCAAAATCTAAAAATCTCAAAACCATAAACACCAAAACAGGTTGGAAACCACTGCTACAACCGGTCCCGGACCTTTTCCCCTCCTGGATCGCAGGGTGAGCACGGCACCACGGTGTAACGTGGATTCGCGTAGC